AAAACATTATTAGGTTATACTTCAACAGTTAAAAATATTCGTTCTTTTGAAACATTGAAGCAATATAAATATGACAACTATTTATTATTTGGTAAATTAGAATCTGAACAGATGGATACAGATTTAGATACATCAAATGTTAGAGAATATAGGATGCAAGTTCAGACTTTAGATAGAAAGAGTAGTATAAATATAGATGACATTAATGAAAGAGTTATTACATTATTACATAATACTACTTTAGAAGAAGCAGGAGTTATGAAAACAAGATTATGCGAATATGAGAGGGCCTTGCCAATTTTTTATGATAATGAACTTTTATTTTATGTTGGTTTAATGTATTTTAGAATGATAGTAACAAAACTTAACTAATGAAGAAAAAAGAAAAAGTAATTTTAATCTGCCAACAATGTGGGAAAAAATTTAAAACACATTGTTGTTATAGAAATAGTAGGAAGTTTTGTTCCCTAGAATGTTGTGGTAAATGGAAAAGTCAAAATATCAAAGGTAAAAATCATCCTGGTTATACTGGGGAAACCTTGATACTTTGCAAACAATGTGGAGAAGAATTTAAAGTTAGAATTAGTTCTAAGGATAGAAAATTTTGTTCTTATAAATGTTATTGGAATTCAATGAATAAAAAGAAAATTAAATTAATATGTAAGCAATGTAATAATATATTTTATTCACTAAGAGAAGATGCAAAGTTTTGTTCCAAAGATTGCTGTTCAAAAAATGGAATACAAAATCATAAATTAGATTGTCAATGTATTGCTTGTAAAGCAAAAAGAGGTGAAACTAAGGGTCATTTTGTATCTAAAGAAACAATTAATAAAATAATATTAGCAAATACTGGTAGAGTACTGTCAAAAGAATCAAGAGAAAAGATAGGTTTTGCTTTTAGAGGTAAGAATATTTCTGAAGAACATAAGTTGAAAATTAAAAATCATCATGAAAAATATCTTAAAAATAAAACTTATGAAGAAATACATGGGGAAGAAAAAGCCGCTAAAATAAGAAGTAAACAAAGTTTAGCACAAGGGGGTAATGGTGTTTCTGGTGATACAACAGAGTATGGTTCAGAATTTGATAATATACTACGAGAACAAATAAGATTTAGAAGCAACTATAAATGTCAAGAATGTGGGTGTTCACAATTAGAAAATGGAAAGCAATTATCAATACACCACATAGATTATAATAAAGAGAATAGTGACATTAATAATTTAATTGCTTTATGCAATAGTTGTCATTCAAAGACAAATTGCAATAGAGAAGTTTGGATAGAAAAATTAAACAGAAAAATTAAAAATATAGGAGGGTGTAAAAATGGTTTCAGCCAGTAATATTATAGTTGGAATAGGAGATTTTAGCATTGATGATACATCAGTCGGTTCTACTAGGGGTGGAGTTACTATCACAAAGAATATTGAGGTATTTGAAAAGATAGTTGACCAGAAGTTATCACCAGTAGGATTAGCAAAAGTAAGAGAGACTTATTCTGTTAAGACTGAAGTAGCAGAAGCAACTCTTGTAAATATTAAAGCAATTTGGGATGTACCAAGTTCAATAGAAGCAGGGGTTGGAGTTAATACTCTTTCATTAGGAATTGAACCAGATGTTACTTATAAGACATTAACATTTTATGGTAAATCACCTAGTGGTTTGAGTAGAAAGTTTCAATGCTATAAGGCATTCGTATCTGAAGTTGGTGATACAGTATTAACGAAAGATGATATTACAGTTGTACCTGTAACATTTACTCTTTTCCAAGATACAACTAAGCCAGATGAGTCTCAGATAGGATATATAGAAGATTCAACATCATAGACAAATAAATGTTTATAAATAAAAAAGGGAGGAAGTTAGAATGAGTAACAAAATTATAAGCCCTGATTCGTATAGGAAGAAGGTATACAAAGAAGAAGTTGTAGAAGTTCCTTCAGGTGCGTTGTTTAAAATTAAGAAAATTTCTCCAATGGAGTTTATTGAGGAAGGGATGGATGATATACCTACTCCCTTCCTTGAGTTTGTAATGGAAGGCAATCCAGAGAAATTCCCAGAGATGACTAAAGATAAAAAGTCAGCTGATTTTTTAGAAACATTTTTAAATGTAGTAATAGAAAAAGGAATTATTGAACCAAAAGTATTTGTTAAATATGTAAAGGATAGAAAAGAAGGCGGTTTACTTTGGGCTGAATTAGAAAAAGAAGACCAATCTTTTCTATTAGCAAAAATTGCAGGCTTTGATTTAAAAAACGCATAGAGCCTTTTGCGAAAGGCACATTACCTATAGTAGTTGATGGAATGGCAAAGCGATATGGCAAATTGCCAAGCGAAATATTAAGTTCAGAATTGAATGACTTCAATCTTAATTTGTTAGTTTATTATAAGGGTATAATACATGAAAATGAAGAACATAAAAAACAAATGAAAAATTCTGATAGCTCTCAACGCATGTTAGTCCCTTCAGAATTTAAATTGGGTGATAAAACTGAGAAGGTGAAATAAGATGGCAATAGGAAATTTAGGAAAACTGAGTGTATTTTTAGACGTAGATATGACAGGATTCGTTGCTGGTATGACAACAGCTTCTATGCAACTGAAAGGATTAGCTGCAACTATTACCAGAAACTCTGCAGTGTTCACAGCTTTAGGTAGGAATATGCTAATAGCAGGTGGTTTAATAGTTGCAGGTTTAGGATTTGCAACTAAAGCAGCTGCTGATTTTGAATATGGTATGGCTAAAGTAAATACTATGTTAAAAGATTCAGAACAAAAGTATATGCCTAAATTTGCAACTCAATTAAGAAAGATGGCTACTAATTATGGTCAATCAATGAAAACATTAACTGATGGTACTTATGATGTTTTATCTGCACAGATGGGAGCAGCAAAAGCAATGGAGTTTATGGAGACAGCATCGAAAGCAGCTGTTGGTGGTTTTACAGATACAAAAACTGCTGTTTCTGCTATGTTAACAGTGATGAAAACATTTAAAGGTCAAGTTACTAGTGCAGCTGATGCAGCTGATTTCTTACATGGTGTTGTAGAAAGAGGTAGAATTACATTTCCTGAATTAGCAAACTCTATTGGTGCTACAGCATCAATGGCAGCAAAAGCAGGAATGACTATAGAAGATTTTGGAGCCGCAATAGCAGTATTAACTAAGGGTGGTTTAGATGCTTCAAAAACTCAAACAGCATTAAGAGGAATATTAAGGTCAGTTTTAAAGACACAAGCAGAAGGAGTAGCAGTAGGAAAAGAATTAGGGGTTACATGGGCTGTAGATGCAATTAGAGGCGGAAAGTTTACTGAGACAATGATGAAATTAAAAGATGCAAGTATTGAACAGTTAACAGCTTTAGCTCCTAATATAAGAGGTTTGTTAGGTTTAGCAGTAGCAGCAGGAAATGCAGAAGAGGGTATTGATGATATGAATGAAATAATGAAGAGAACTGGTTTAACACAGAAAAAGTTTGATATTGCTAATGAGACACTGACGCATCAAATGGATAGGTTGAAAGCAGTATTTAATGATTCTAGAATAGCAATAGGCGAGAAACTAATTCCTTCATTAAAAGATTTGATTGAAAAGCTAATAGATATAACAGGAAGGATAACTGAATTTGCCGATGCACATCCCGATTTATTTAATTGGTTAGTTAAAACAACAGCTAAAGTAGGTTTATTTTCAGTTGCTTTAGGTGTTTTATTAACGATATTACCTAAAGTAGCAATAGCAATAGGGGGGGTTGGTACTGCTTTAGGAATTTTGGCGGCCAATCCAGCTTGGGCGTTATTAATAGCTACAGTTATATTATATAAGAATTTATTGAATTTACAAAATGCAATTGTAGGAGTTGTTAAAGAAAATAACAATTTAAAAGACGTTGAGAAAATGAGATTAGATGGTGTAAATAAATCATATGAAATATATAATAATTTATTAGAAGATGCAAAAACAAATATGGATGAAATGTCATCAGCAGGGACACTAATACCACACGATCTTAAAGTTGCTTACGATAATTTAGAGTTAGGAATACAATTATATAAAGAGGGTAAAGTTGAGTTAGAATCTTTAGTTACTACAATGGAGATATATATAGCAGTAAGAGCTAAGATGGCAAATGCTGATGTGGATCTTGGAAAAATTGTAGTTGATGATTTAACTAAAGTAATTAGTTTAAGAGAATCTGATTATGCATCATATAGAAAAATTGCTGATATAAAAAATCAAATAAATTTAATGGGTTTAGAAGGAGTTGAAAAGGAAAATGCCGCTGAGACATATAGGCATACAGCTAGATTAGAATATATAGCAGAGGAATATAAAACAAAACAAGCAGTAGCTATACAATTAACAGAATTAGAAAATCAATTACACAGTGTAATAATTAAAAATATAAAAGACCAGAAAGATATGACTGTTCAAATGCTTAAAACATTAGAGTCTTCTTTTCAATCAACTTTTGCAGGAGCATTGAAAGGTCAGGTAGCTTCATTTAGAGATTTCTTTGATAATATAGTAGATTCAATGAGAAGTAGGTGGGCAGATATGGTAGCTGAAATGGTTACTAATTGGATAAGAGCACAATTTACTATGCGTCAAGCATCTAGTGGTAGTAATGTTGGAAGTTGGTTAAGTATTATAGGCGGATTAGTTGGTTTAGGTGGGGTGGCAGCTGGGGCATCGAGTGGAGCTTTATTAAATGCAACTCCAGGTGATCTAGGTGGTTTAGGCTATACTGGAATACCTGCCGGGTATGCATCTGGCGGAATGGTTCCTGCAACTGGGATGTATCAATTACATGAAGGAGAAGAAGTAATAACTAGAGAACCTGGTGGTAGTAGCCCAATAACAATAGTAAATGTTTTAGATGCATCATTAGTAACTGCAATGATGGGTTCTGCTTCAGGACAGAAAGTTATTGTTAATACGATAAGTTCAGATATACTTAAAAATGGAATTACTAGAAAGACAATGAAGGGAGGTTTATAATGGCAGCTGATTTTAATACCTTTGCGCGAGGTTTACCATATACTGAGATAACTACATTTAAAGTATTAACTAGTGAATTTGAAAATGGGGTAGTTCAAAAAAGACAGAAGTGGCATCAAAGTAAAAAATCTTGGGAGATAAGATTTAAAACAAATACATTAACTGAGATACAAACTATAAGAGACTACTTTATAACAATGACTGGAAGCTTAACAACTTTTACATTTACAGAACCATTAAGCAGTGTAGCATATACAGTAAGATTTAAAGATGATAGCTTCACAGTAGAAAGGCAACATCACGGAGTTTATAATGCAAGTGTAACAATAGAGGAAGATTTATGAGAAGTATAGATAGCACATTTACAGAAGAGAAAAATTCTCAATCAAACCAACCAATATTCTTATATTCTATATTTAATTATGATGGAGCAAGTACAAACTTATATTTTGCAGATTATTCAGAAGATGTTACTTATGATGGCCAAGTTTATACTAAATTTCCAATTAGTCATGATGCAGTAGTAGAAGATACAACAGGAGAGATATCTTCAGTATCAGTTACTTTAGCAAATGTATCTAGATTAATTCAAGCATACTTAGAGAATTATGATTTTAATGGAAAGAAAGTTTATATAACTTTAGTATG